ATGGAATTACTGATACATATTGTGGAGAAAACCCAGTTAAATTATTAGCTGTTCATGTAGAAAAGAACAGAGATGGATTATTAGGCATGATACCTTATGAAGCAGAAATGTCAACATTTACAATTAACGAAAGAAAATAAAACGATGAGTAAAAAAACCAAAGCAATAGAAATTTGTAATAATTTAGAACAAACTATAAAAAAAGCTTTAGATGTAGTTATTAGGAATGATAATCCTATGTTTGATACACCTACAGTTAGTGCTTCTAAATTAAGATCAAAACAACAAGAATTAATAAAAAAATTTAATTTAACTAAAGAAGATTTAAATGGGAAAACAAAATAATCAATTACTTAAAAATATACAAGAATATGAAAAAAAGAAAGCTGAACAGCACCAACCCAAAGTATTGGCCAAAAAGCAAACAAGAGGGGCCAAAAATAAAAAAGAAAATATTAATGTGCGAATCCAAAGGCGTGAAAGTCTATGGAGTATGGTACGAAAACAATTAAAACTATGGAGTTACCAAAAACAAAGGTAAAGGCTAGCCGTAAATCGCCTAAGAATATGATAATATATGGTCCACCTAAGATAGGTAAGACTACAGTATTGTCACAATTAGATAATTGTTTAATTATTGACTTAGAGGATGGTTCTGATATGGTTGATGCTTTAAAAGTTAAAGTAAATAATCTTAAAGAATTAGCTGAAGTTGGTAGAACAATTATACAAGAAAAGAAACCATATAAATATGTAGCTATTGACACTATATCTAAATTAGAGGAATGGTGTGAAGAAGAAGGTAAGAAAATTTATATGAAAACTCCTATGGGTAAAAACTTTGAAACAAAAAACCCAGGAATGTCTATTCTAGCATTGCCAAATGGTGCAGGTTATTTATATTTGCGAATGGCTTATAAAAAATGGATAGAAAGATTAAATCTTTTAGCAGATAGAATTATTTTAGTTGGACATTTAAAAGATAAAATGCTAGAAAAGAAAGGTAAAGAGGTAGCTGTAAAAGACCTTGACCTTACAGGTAAAATTAAACAAATTACATGTGCTAACGCAGATGCTGTTGGTTATATTTATAGAGAAGGAGAAGATACTATGATTTCTTTTAACTCTTTAGATGATGTAACTGCAGGATCTAGATGTGCACATTTAAAAGGCCAGACTATGCCTATGAAATGGTCAGAAATATATATAGACTAATTAATTAAACTTAAAAAAATGATTGAAATGAAAACACAAGTAACACCAGGTGAAACACCTGAAAAGATTACTGTTTCTATGATCGACCAAGATCTTAAAAACGGTGTAAGCAAGTCAGAAATGGCAATTAAATATGGGATAAAACCATGGGAAGTAGATGAGATGTTTAAGCATCCATTCCTTAAAGGTAGAAGACCTAGTAGAAAGAAAGCTTTATCTTTTAGTTTTGTAGATGATGTAACTACAAATAAAGAAGAAGAAGTTACTACAGATCCTAATCAAGTAACTTTAGAGCAAGCTATAGATGATGCTATTGAAACAGTTGAAGAAGCTAAGCAAGAAATGCAAAAAGCAGAAGAAGCTATTGTTGATATGTTAAGTCCTACTGAATATGAAACACAAGAAGATTTTGTAGAAGAGTTAGAATCTCTTGCAAGTGAAGCTGAAGAAAGACCTATGCAGGTTAATGGCTTAGACAGCGACTCACTAGATGTTGAAGAAGAAATTGAACTAGACGAAGATGATACTTCGTTTGAATTATAATTAATAACCAATAAAAATTTTAAAAATGGCAATACAAAGTAATGCAAGTACACAAGAAGTAGTAGGGGGAATGAAAACATTCTCAGGTTTAACAAATGTAAAAGTTATAGCAGTAAATCCAACAATGACGGAATTACATGCTATGGATATTAATGTTAAACAAGAACCAAATTATACTGTATCATTCAGTGATCAAGAATATAATAAAATTGTATTTTGGTTATCTAATGCAGATGGTAATTTTAAGTTAGAGATATTAATGAATAGTACTCATAAAAAATCTCAAACTGGTAAATTTCAATGGATTAATAATATAGGTCAATCTACATGGTCTGAAGAAGCACCGACATATGAATGGTGGAAATCTGAAGGACAAAGAAAAGCTTATACAGGAGAAGAAACTCTTATTAACTTTGTTAAAGCTTGGGCTAATGTAGCAGCAGGTGACGAAGTTTCTTTTGATACTATAAATAATATAGCTAATGGAGATGTAAGAGAAATTAAATCTTTAATAAGTATTTTAACTACTAATGAAGTTAGAGTTCTTATAGGTGTTAAAGATGATAAATATCAACAAGTATATACTAAATATTTTGGTAGAGTAAAACCACAAAGAGATGATTTATTTGTTAAAGCGCTTAATGATGATTATGGATCATTTAATGCTGACTTTAATTCAGATCTTAAATGGGGACCTCATACTGCAACTGTTGATTTAATCGAACCTGATGCACCAGCTGAAGATGAAGATTGGATGGCAGAACCAGCAAAGACTGAATCTAATCCATTCTAATGTCTATTGCTAGTAGAAGCAGCGAAGATCATTTACATACGAATGTCATACTTGGTAAAATTACTGAGTATGACATTTTTGTGTATTATATACCTAGCTTTAAAGAGTTAGGTAAAAAATTTAGAAGTGAACTTCGTGAAGACAATTCACCTACTGTTTCTATTATAGCTTATAATGGTAAATTACTATATAAAGACTTTGGTAATCCTGATCATACATTTGATTGTTTTAACTACGTTAAACATAGATATAATTGTAATTTTATAAGTGCTTTACGAATTATTGATTGTGATTTTAATTTAAATTTAAGCGCTAAAAAAGATGTTATTAATTTTACTATGGGATATATGGGTTATAGACAAGAAAATAATCCTAAACTTATTAAAAATGATATTATTATTAGAAAGAAAAGACGACCTTGGAGTAAAGAGGATGCGACTTTCTGGTCTAAATATTTGGTCAGTAAAAAAATATTATCTATGTTTGCAGTAGAACCAATAAGTCACTACTGGATAAATGGTAATAGATTTAGTTGTAAATCAATTACTTATGTTTTTAAATTTAAAAATCGATATAAAATCTATTCTCCTTACGAAGATAAAAATAAGTGGTTAAGTAACACAAAAAAGACTGATATTCAAGGTTATAACCAACTCCCAGATAAAGGTGAGCGACTTTTCATTACTTCGTCTCTTAAAGATGTTATGTGTTTACATGCTGCAGGCTATCATTCGATTGCTATGCAGAGTGAAATGCAAATGCCTGATAAGAAATTAATAAGTGAGCTAAAATCTAGATTCAATATAATAGAAATTTTATACGATAATGATTTTGATAAATTAGATAATCCAGGTCAAACAATGGCTAAGAAAATTTGTGGTTTATATGGTTTTAATAACGTCTGCCTTCCTAAGACATTTGAGTCGAAAGATCCATCTGATTTAGTGTCTAAAGAGTGCAGTTTTAATGAACTTAAATTTATATTAAATGACAAGAGATGAAATTATTGAAAAATTTAGAACACGTAAAGGATTTTTAAAAAAAGGAGCACAATGGTTAGCTGATAAATGGGATGTAGATATATCTATTATTAGAGATTGTAAAAAAATTGTAACCTCTGAAGAGTGGGTACAAGAGAGAATGAATAATGACAATGGGCACGAATTAAGTCAAAGTCAAGCATTCTCAAAACATTTATTAGATAATGGATTAACAATGGCAGATGTAAAATCTGTTAAATTTTGGCAAAACTTTAATGGAGAACAGAGATATAGTATAGTAACTCATAACCAATGGCATGAACAGCCTCAAGTTAAAGAAGAGGTATTAGATTATATTAAGAAACGTTCTCATAAAGTTCCAAAACTTAAATATAAGAAACCTAAAGATCCTATTTGTTACGAAATATCATTACCTGATATACATTATGGTAAGATAACTGACGAAAGCCCAGAAGTATTAGAAAGACATTATTTAAAAGCTATTCAAGATTTACATATGAAAGCAAGTGGATTAGAAATCGAGAGATTTCTTTTACCTGTAGGTAATGATGGACTTAATTCAGAAGGTATGAGTAGAGCTACAACTAAAGGTACACCTCAACAAGATAGTATGCGGTGGCGCCAGTCTTTTAGAGGTTATTGGCATTTAGTTACAAAAGCTATAGAGTATTTAACACAATTTGCTCCTGTAGATGTAGTTATTATACAAGGTAATCACGATTTTGAGCGTATGTTTTATGTGGGAGAAGTCTTAGCAGCATTATACCATAATAATAAAAATGTGTCTGTAGATAATAGTCTAGAGTCACGTAAGTATTATGAATATGGTACAAATATGATTATGTTTACACATGGTGATAAAGAGAAAGCTGCTGAATTACCTTTATTAATTGCTACAGAACAACCAGAAATGTGGAGCCGATGTAAAGTTAGGGAGGTTCATTGTGGACACAAACACAAAGAAATGCTTAATGAATATATGGGTACTAAAGTTAGATTTATTCCTAGTATATGTGCTAACGATACTTGGCATAAAACTCAAGGATATGTAGGAACACTTAGATGTGGACAAGCATATATTTGGAATAAAAATAGAGGACTAGAAGGATATTTACAAACCAATATTATGAACTATGGCGTGGAAACGGAGAGTTAAAAAACCAGGTAAAAGTAAAGTAAAAAATGCTAGAAAATCTAGTTATGATGGTAAAAACTTTCAGTCTAATTTAGAATTATATTGCTATAAACAATTAGAAGCAGCTGA